ATACGTCATTAACCGTGTACCCTTGCTCAAAAACGAAGAAAGGGCGGAAGCCCATATATATCTCTTATATGAATCTTCTGCCCGGCACTGTACCTATGCGGTTTATGCGATTTTGTGTTAGGTTATTGTTTATCTTTCTTGTTCTTCTGTTTCTCTACTTCTTTCTTGTATAGATCATTAGGATGTTCTCCTGAATATGTTTGAAAGTTTTGTCCAGAAGTGAGTAGACAGATCATACCATCGGGAAACATAATAGTAATAGAGTATGTTTGTTTGTCNAGNTTAGCCCATACTTGTAGACCACCGGGATACAGTTGATTTAAGTGTCCATTGTGTTGGGAACCTTGTACTGTTCCTGTACCAGTAAAGAATGGTTCTTCGTCATGTTTATTCATTAGATCAAAGACATATGCCATGGTATTACATGGTGCTGTTATATCAAGATTTTTAGGTGATGTTGGTATATTTTGTGCTGCTACTGGTGAACATGCTGCGAGTGCTATAGTAAGTGCAAGTGTTTTCATTTGTTTGGATCCTTATATATGTTCTGAAGCAAAGTTTCAAATGATTCTACCTTACTCAGTCTATCTGGCCATAGAATGTATTCTTTTTCGGGATTAGCTTTGAGATTATTCAGAAGAGGCATTATAGCATTATATAGATCATCAAGTCTCTTTTGTGTTGATGTAGTGGCTGACAAGGCTTGAGTGGCAGTTTTGGCTACATCTAACTCTTGTTCATTCACTGCAGTAAAACCAAAGTCAAACATATCACTCATTTGTTTATATCCTTTTTGTTTATAAGGGCAGACTGCTCCTTAATGAGTTGCTGTTGCTTTTCTAACTCAATAAACTGCTTATCAAGTTCAGATGTGATCGGAAATTGTATTACCTTTTCCATGGGTGTAGTTTTCCTTCCCTAAATGTAGCATACATATTGCCTTCTTCGGATAGAGAACCAAATCCCCATTGCTTAGCCATACTCTGCCGTTGTTTGGTACCAAGAGCAATAGTCTTGCGTAACCACGTTTTATAGTCCTTATCACCATATGGATACACTATAATAGTATCACCATCTTCACCACGCTCAGTACCCCAAGTGGAATTAGCCACGTCAGCCTTACCCCTCCTAAAGAACTGCATTAACATCTTATAACGGACACGCTTAGGAATCTCTGACTGATGTATCTCAGACCTGAATTGAAACCCTAACTCATGTACACGAGACGGCTCTTCAAACTTAATATCCTTACATAACTCAGATAAATTATACTTCAGCTGTTGCTTATTTAATCCGTTTATCTGCAAATCATCTACAAAAGCAGTATAACAGTAACTATCTTTGTTAGGATAACTGGAGACAAATTGTAAAAAGGTAGCAGAGTAATTACCCTCCGCTACCTCCATTGGATGTTTCAATGTGGGAGGAGGATCTATTAACTCCTCTTCCCTATCATAACCAAGTTCTCTCAAAATCTCATAAAATAACTTCTGATACATATTACATTAGTTCAAAGTGCGGCCCATCAATGAATGGTCTCCGTCCTTGACTCCTTCTCAAATCAATATAAGCCATCATGGCATCTTCGGCAGTACCAGAATAATCTCTAATATCACCCTCACTCCAAGCTGCTCCCCACTTAACGGCAACACCTTCTGCTCGTGCAGATTCAGCCATAGCATCAGCTAAATCATCATACACGTTTAATTCCCAACAGCCTTTACCATCTACATAAGCCATAAGATCAACCGCATGCCCAGTAAGGTGCTTTGATTTCATGGTCTGACTACGACCAGCTGCTACTAACTTCTCTTGCTCTTCCACTGTACGCATACCATATGTCACACCAAAATCAATCTTTGTTGCTTTAATTGCACCATGCACTACAGCAATCATCTGGTCATTAACTCCTTCAAGTTTGCCTAATGATCTGCTTGATAGTTTAAATCCCATATTGGGCTCCTTTATTTGTAAGTAATTAATTTGTTAGGGGTTTTAAAATTCTTCTTACGCATTATTGTTTTCATTACTACATCAAACTCATCTTTACGTTGATCGTATTTAACCGCAATAGGTATGTTTAAGTCTGACTGCATATCTTTAATAACTGCTTCGGCACCCTTCTCAGCTTTGAGTGATTTGCCTGCATTCTTATATATCTTTTGGATAAAATTGGCTAACTCTTTCATGGTGATACAAGGTGTGTTCCTCTTATCACTCATACGGTCTCCAAAATGTCTCGTGAAGTTGAAGTCAATATCATACCTCTTAAACATCTTATCGACAAACTTCTCAAAAGCCTTAATCTTCTGTAGACCTATTAGATCACAACTTGTATCTTCAGCCAGATAGTTCTTAAATGATAGCATCTTTATCTCCGTTATTAGCGTGACTTTTCTGTTGCTAGGTAAGTCACCAACCCCCTTAATTAGGCCGCTAGGGCGTAATCAGAAGGTGCACTGTTAGTGTTTGCACTTGTAGTTTTGTTCGCGTTGACCCAGCTTACATCGGGGTAACTCCACTCATCTATCCTGCCTGTCGATCCTATTTCAGCCCCATCAAAAGGACACCAGTGGAGGCGTTCTCTATGCATCGAGTACCAAGCTGATCTTGGTGCCCTTATGGTGGAGCTGCTGGGTACCGCCCCCAGGTCCAGTTCAGTCGTCAAATCGCTTCAACGTTACAGTCTTATTTAGCCGTTATCCCAAAAGGTTTTGCTCATTTCACCAATATCTTTTGTTGTCCCAGCTTTACGCACGTTTGTATAAACCTTACTACTACCGTTTGTACGGATACCAGATGTTCCTAGTGACCAAAGTTTATGAGCAGCCGTAGTGGCTCCTGGTTCTGTTGGTGCGTTATTGTATTGGTATCCAGTATTATTAGTAATGTTTACCCAAGCCATGTTAATCTCCCTTTAAACTCCAAAACTTTCTCCACAGCCACAGTTTGCTGTTGAGTTTGGATTGATTACTTTTAGATAGGAACCACCTAGTTCCTTTACATAATCTACTGTACAACCAAAGACAAACATCTCGGCCATTGGATCAAGCCATAAATTATCAACTGTGGGGTCTTTATCTGTTACACCCCATTCGTATTGAAAACCAGCACAGCCACCGCCTTTTACAGCTAGTGACACATTAGGTTTGCCTACGCTTGCCAAATATTCTCTGGCGTCATCTGTAACAGTTAGTGGTAGTTTCATGGATAAATCGTAACCTCTTTAGAGTTAACCAGTTTTGGTAAGCAATATATAACCGTATTATGTTGATTATATTTCTTACTATTACCATATTGGTTTTCTAATTCTTTAGCAAAATAATTGCACCGTTTAACATCAAAGAAATACATATTATTGGAAACTAACTCATCATCTAGCCAAAGCATTAACAGAAAAGCATGAACCATTGTTATCTCCTTTCTGTTATTTATACAAGTAATGATATAGTCGTGGGAGGGGTTTGCTGCAGCTCGCCCCTCCCCTTATCTATTATACCGCCAATAGAAGCGCCTGGGTTTCCGTCGGTACCAGATGATATACCCACTTATCTAAACCGTGTACAATCGGAAGATAAGATTACATCCCTTTCTTCGAAAGGGAATTCCTATTAATTCGACTTACGGACAAAGTAAACATATTCTTTGCCAGTGTCAGGGTTAACTGAAGTGATTGAGACCATATTAGCAGGAGGTGCTTGTGCTCCTACATATTCCCATTCGCCAGTATTCTTCTCACTAGCTTCAAAGAAGTCACGGTTGTCTTCAAGAAACAGTCCGCTAATTAGTACGATTGCAAATTCTAAACCCATTATAATCTCCATTTGTTTGTAGGGTTAAAGTTATCGTAGTGGTAATTTTGGTAGTCCCTAGAGGATTCGAACCTCTGACCTAGTGCTTAGAAGGCACTTGCTCTATCCTGCTGAGCTAAGGAACCTAAATTCTGGTGGAACGGATAGGGAATTGAACCCTAATCTTATCAGACGTGGCTGCAACCACGTGAGGTGTAACTTGCAGTTTACTCCTCTTTAAGACCCAACCTTGGTCCGCCATAATCAACAATCTGCATACCATCGTAATCATCATTAGGTTTCAGCCAGACTTTATGAAGTCCATGCTGATATGCTTTTTCACATTCACATTCAATCAAAGTAAGTGTCTGATTGTGTGTAAATCTTACGTCTGGTTGGCTCATTGTTATTCCTTTTAACTCTTATTTACATAGTAACACATTTAGATACGTTTGTACAGTCTTTTTTTAATCCAAATAAACAAACCATTGTTCATTTATAAACTTGGCATTGTATGTTTCACCGTGTATTTTAGCTGTCCCGAATGGACTCTTAACTATTGCGTGTGGTCGCATAATTCCATCTTCAGTTTTCTCCAGATGCATACTACGCACATCGCACATTCTATAGCAATCTTCAGTCATTGGACCACGGAACATCACGAATACTTCTTGAACTTCCATTATGCAAATACCTCTTCTGTATCATGACGATGAGACCATGCTTCAAGATCAAAGTCATCCTTTGCAACTGAGACTGCTTTCTCAAATACTTCGAATGGATCAGAACCTGATATTGTATCATTATTCCAAATGGTAGCTTGAACACCGTCTCCGGGAAAGGCTGTGACACAACCTACATCGTGATAATGATACCCATCTTCTGTATACTTAATATCCCAAATTGGAGTATCATAAGACCACTCACCTGCTTGCTTAACACGCTCAAACTGAAAGCGGGCTGAAACATTTGAAGAGGCNTTATTNACATAATCATTCCAAGTACCGATACCGGTTACTGATGAGGGAAGTTTAGTTTTCATTTTATTCTCTCTTTCTTCTTTGCTTCTGTTATATCTTTTATATCATAGACAAATAGTACTGTAAAGAGTTAATCGCCACTTTTTTGCATTTTTATCAATCTTTTTGCTTCTTTGGATAGTTTAAGATCGATACCGGGTCTTGCGGGTCGTGTAGGCATAGCCTTTTGTTCAGCTTCAGTATTGCGCCCATACAGTTTAGCCTGTTGGGCCTGCAACGCTTGGGTGAATAGATGTGATGTTATCTTATACATTACCGATAAATCTCCACACCTACTTGCCAGTATGGATCTGCAGGTACTACCCAGTCCATATCTTTAAAGGTTCTTGCTTCATCTACTAAAAACGGACCGGTTACATAAACATCGCATGAAGGATCATATGATACTTTTTCTGCATCTGCAAACTTTGTTGCGGCGCAAAGAGTTTCAAACTTATAATCATTTTTCTTATGCATCTTATTTCTCCTAGTTTCTGTTTCTATATTTACTATAACTTGTCCAATATAGTATGTAAACCCCTAATTTCAATTAAAATGCATTTTTAATTCATCTTCATCTTCTTGATCCATTTCGGTAAACTCGTCGTCTTCAAACAGATCATCATCTTCATCTTCATATTCATACCTAGTTGATTTATCTGCTAGTGACATCATTTCCGCAAATACTATGCCGAATATTCCAAAGACAGTAATTAAAACTACAATTTCTACTAGGTTTCCAAGTGCGATATTAAGATCCATTGATCAGTTCCTCTAATATGTTTAAGCAGACATCACTATTATCAGGTGCGCCTTTCTGTATTGCTAGTTTAACACATTCCCTGGTAAAGTCTAGTGAATAACGCACTCCATCACTATCCATACCTGTGTTTATTAAGTAAACATTTACTTTATGTATTCTAATCATCTCCATAAGCATATCACTATAAACACTTATGTCAAGAGGCATAAATGGAGAGCCATAGCATGGACTGAACAGTGGTTTAATCTGATTATCACCTGCTTCAGTACCCGGCATCTGGCTAGTGTAGCCCGTTTCAAAGAACCGCTTTATGGTTTCTCCAGTAATTTTACTCACTGGTGGAAATAAACCTTTAGCGTCCATCGTGAGAAAGAAAATGTTATGAGGGTGTCTTAGGTTATCATCATAATCATATGCATTTTCAACTGTACTCAGTGGATAACTTAATCTAGCATTAGAAGCACCAGGATTCTCTTCAACTAATCTATCTTGGCTTCTGGCCAACTCAACCGCATTAAAAATAGTAGGATGTGTCTCTACACTAAGTCCTTCACTCTTTGCATAACATCCCGTTTCAATCATCTGTACACTATCCGACGTCCAAGCAACTTCATCATCGCTGATAAGCCTATACTCTGGATCACTACTTAGTGTAGTCTTGCCTGTGCCGCTAAGTCCAAACATTAGATTGGTTTTAGGGCCGCCATTATGTTGATATGTAAATGCACTACAGTGCATAGGCAGTGCGTCTAGTGTAGGTAGTTCAAAACTTAGAATACCAAACACGCCCTTTTTAATCTCGCCTAGGAATGTTGTACCTGCAATAAGCATTACGTGATCATCTAAGTGTACATATATCTTAGGCTCTGTCGATGATGTAGGGCTATGAAATATCACCCAGTCAGCACAATGATCATGTGGATTATCAACTACAGTAAACATATTTCGCACGAACTGTGCATGCCTGACGTCAGTTGTTTCTACTCTAAAACACTTCCCACAAGTATAGAACACAAGATTATGTTCGTAATCTACATCTTGCATTTGCGCATAGAACCATTGAAAGTCTTGTTCTCTGCCTATCTTATTATACTTTGGACGAGTAAGGTCCAAAGCTGAAGTCCGTTCTCCAAAGAACCATTTGTTTTCTGGACTTCTGCCTGTGGGATGGGTGGTAATACTAATATTCATTTATAATCTCTTTTATTCCTTATATGCCACTTTTGTACAACTGGACCATCCTCATCTTCGTCGATGCAGATTTCAAGAACTGTTTTCTTTACGTTGGCATATCGGTAACCGTTGAGAACCCATACGATATGAGCAAAGTCATTACCGAAGAAATTGCCGTCGTTGTTCGGGCTAAACTCGAAGTGGTTACCAGTTTCGCACTCGGTAAATACACCGACTTGATTTTCTGCGTGAGTCCAATATGCCATTAGAAGGTCTCCTGTTTAAAGTTTCTATAATTACTATATCTAAACTGTCAGGGTATGTAAACACCTAATGTTACTTTTTTTTAATATTTTCTTCACTAATGCGTCTTAACATATAGTCATAATAACCCTCTCGTTTATCCGAAGAAGTTTTCAAGACTGGCTTCGGCTGGGACTGACTTGACTTTTTTGGCTTTGACTTTTCTTTGGGGTTTGTCATAGTATTTGCTCCTGAGGGCTTCTAAGCCGCCTTTGACACGTTCTGGATATGTACCAAGATAAGACCCTGCGTTGAGGTCATCTTTATTTAATAAATGTTTATGATGGTGTTCTATATCATCCCAATAGTACAGCATAGATTTTGCCATACTATCAAATAGATGATCTGAGAGAATTGGATTATCCTCTTCATAATAAGCATAAGCAGCCATAAGATAGTATGGCACATACATATTTTTGTTTTTACTTAATATCTCTTGCGTCACGTTGTCTAAGTTCATCACTGTCTCTCATTTTCTTTTTCAAATACTCTACAACTTCGGAGGCCACTTTGGACCAATCGTCACACGGATCATCATAACCCATAGGCTTATCGTAAGGCATAATAGTCTCCCTTATAGTTTATTTATTATAATATAAAACTATAGAGGTGTAAAGTGTTATTTAGTGATAATTACCACATTATCTGGGAGATTGAACTTGATGTTCTTATGTTTATGATATAGATGAAATAGTGTATCGGGAAACTCAGAAAACAACTGTGGCCAGATATTACGCCAGTTGTTAGTAAGCCGTGTGTTATTTACGGCTCCACGATCCGACTCAAGAAACATATCTGTGCTTGAGGTTAGATCAAAGTCAAACATAGAATTAAATCCATATAAGTGCATTTCTTCTGGCGCAAACTTTTTAAGTCCATAATGTGTAGCCATATGGCCACAATTAAAATCAGTGTAGTTTGCTACATACTTAGGTAAGTCAAGATGAAATTCTCTAATTTGTTTTGCATATTGAATAAAGAACCCACTTTGTTGTTCAGTAAATAGCTTTGGTCTTGCTCCAAGAACCCACATAAATGGTACCTGTACACTACCTTCTGCGATTGCTCTCATCATCTTAAAGTCAACCATAACAGATGCATATACTTTCTTCATTTGTATGGGCGGTAGATTACATACTATATTCAAGCCAGGGTTGTCCTGGTCAAACATCATAGCAGATTTACCATTACCAATAACATTCACACGATCGACCATTATCTATTTACCTTTTACTTTTTTTGTTAAATGCAGACAACCGTCATTCACCGAAGCAATAAGTTCATCTCCAAAATCCCAGCCCATTTGATTCATACAATCGTCTGGGATAATTATAGTATTCTCATTTAATACGGTGTGCCAATTCTTTTCCCGATCTGCCAAGACCGTTGAAAGATCCTCTATTGTCATCATTTCATTTGTTCCATTATTTCCATTTTACCTTTGTGACCAGTCCAGTGCATAACTTGTATATTCTTTGGTTCAGTATTATCTATTAGGTCAATTCTTAGTGTATTAAACTTATGAGGTAGCCTATGGATATGAGTCATTTCTCTTAATGCATCACCACCAAGCATCCAGTTTAAAACCTCTTGATCGCCAACTTCATTTGTAAGACCTTCTTTGATATATCTAGCCCATTCGGAAAGAACAGGTGGAATTCCACCAAAAGCTACAACTCCAGAATTATACCAGTTACCTCTATCTGGCCTTCTTTTAGACCATGGTTTATCTATAGCCATGCTAATCTTGTTTACTACAACATGATTCCAAAGAGGGTCTAAATTGCCCCGGACTTCACAGTCAGTATCTAACCAACACACGCCTTTAGACCAACGAGATGCCTGTATCATTACACTAGGCTTCTGAAACCAACCATTGCCCTTATCAAAGTCAAAGACGTGCAGTTTAGCATCTGGATTATGTTTATAGAAGTTGCTTTCAAACCACGGTAGCATCCATCGTGTTTTCTTATCACACCCTGTGATAAATAATTTAGATGATTCCATAGTCATCTCCATAGTTATGTTTAGCTAAACACCCAGCCTCTTGTTGTATTGTAGTAAATGTATCACGACACTCAACTGGCCATGGATAGTATTCTTGTAGTGAAGGAAATCTAATATTGTTGATAAAAATATCGGTTGGACCAGCTTCTGTTTTAGCCAGCTTCACTAAGTTTTTAGCACCCTTTGGAGATATAGCATAAGCATGTGCACCTGGTAAATATCTTTTAGAAAACATCGGACCAACTCCCATACCAGGAGTGTTAAACTTACCGTACGATGGCTTACCTAAATTAATAATGCTATTAAAATGAATCCGAGGAATCTTATTTGTAACATAAGCATCATGCTCAAATATTAAAGTATTTTCTTTTGTATGATTTGCTACAAAGTCCCATATAGAATAATGAGATAGGAAAGCAGCAAGACAACGGTCAAACCGAGAATACACTTCTTCAAATTTTGATACTGGAATACTCTGAGCCCTAGCAATCTCATAGATGTCATCTTTGTCGGGAGTTTTAGCTTCCCATTGAGCTATCTCAAGACCAGGGTTATTTCTTTTAAATGATTCGATACATCCTTCAGATGCCTTAACTGAATCTGGGTTGTCCAATATTGTAATCACATATGCTTTCATAATATTCCTTTCAATCAATCTTAATTATATCACATAACAACCCAGATGTAAACAGCTACCTATTAGCTAATGGATTATCCAGTGCTTTTGTTATCAAACTATTTAGTTCATCATCAAGTGACTGTAATTCACGTTTTACATAACCTTCAAGACCTGTTACTTTATCATTAAATCTGTTATTAGCATCTTCAATCATCACGCGCACATCAACTTTTAATTTATCTTGTTCCACTTCTCCCTCATCAATCATTACCCTTACTTCATCTTCAACTTCATTAATATCTGTTTCCACTTTTTCAAGTAGTTTTTCAGTACGGACTATTTCTCCACGCAAGTCGTGTTTAGTGTCTCTGAAGTTATCTTGAGTGTCTATAATGCTATCACGAATAATAATAATTTCATCTTTAAAAGCCTGCACTACTATTCTAGTTGTNACCATTTCCTCTTCAAGTAANGCTAGTTTCTTATCAAAACCAGATAAGTCAGGAGCAGTATAACTTTGTATTTGCTCTTTCATATCTACATAGTCTTTGTAAAATTCAAAGCCTCCCCATAATGCGCCACCGATTGTTCCAAGTAAAGGAATAACCAGTAAAAGTTTTGAGCCACCTAGTTTTATGCCTCCGTATTCTATCTCTGCCATTTTATTATCCTAAAAGTTAAATTGTTTTCCGATTACAAAACCTTTTAGTCCACCATTCTCGATACCTGGTGCTAAAAAGTAATCTTTATATTTTAATCTACCAAATGGTACTACAGGCGCTATATCATCATAACCCGATACCAATCCATATTCTAGTTCTATTTGTTTCCACTCAAGTTGTCTTGAAGCAAATACACTTACATCATCCATACTATTTAAAAAGACGCCAACAGTTCCATGATTAAACTTCTGGCTAACTATTGGATGGAACTGATTATAATTTCCCTCCATACCCATGTGCAAAGTTAATACTATTCCAAATATCATTGTCTCAGACTCGGGTACTGTAAATCTTCCATAACACCAAAGGTCGGGTCATTTAAGAAGAACCGAGAAAATTGATGGTCTATAGTAGGTTTAGGTGGATACATAAAAGTTTTAGGGACTTCCATTTCGGTGTAATCAAAATTCGGTACAAATGCTATCAGAGCAACTAGCTGTGACTGTTTAGCCATTTGCTCTTCAATTGTTTTAGCATCTCCAATTTCAGCTTTAAGTGTTGCTATCTTACTTGCAATAAGTTGTTTGATCTTTTTAGTTCTTGAGTTTTTCTTTTCTTTCTCAGTAGGCTCAGGCTTCGGTTTTTCTTTCTTAACTGGCTTGTCATCAGTCTCAGTTGTAGATTTAACCTCTCCCTCGTCTTCACTTTCTTTATCTTTGTCATCTGTTTCTTTTTCATCTGTTTCATCATCTTTTTCATCCTCTACTGGTTTTTCTTTCTCATCCGTCTCATCGTCTCCTTCAGTGCTAGTATCTTCCCCAGCGTCTTTTTCTTCTCCATCATTATCCTCGGACTCGCTCGGTTCATCAACGGGTGGTTCTTCACTTTCTCCATCAGGCTCTGGTTCAGATCCGTTGTTCTCTTCCGACTCGGTTGTGTCCGGCTCCGGCTCTGGCCCTGGCTCGGATCCAGAATCTCCTTCTCCGCTGGTATCTGTGGTGTCTGGCTCTGGTCCGGGATCGACTTCTTTAATTGGCTCCTCAGGTCTGGTTTCATTTAACTCTATCTCCATCTGTGCAATCTCTATATCAAGAGATTCCATAGTGATTTCTGGTTCCATTACAGGCCTTTCCATTAAGGGAATTACTGGCGGCAATGGTATATTTATTATGGGCACCTCTACCATTTCAGGCATCATATCTGGTATGATTTCTACTGTAACTGCTGGTGGTTTAATTAAATCTGCAACTGGATCTGCTATATCTGGCGCATCTGTTATAGTTTTGTAGTCAGGGCAACTAATATCTGATTGAGGATCTAACTCACACTGTTGATTAAATAAAGCAACTTGATACATTGGGCATTGAATATCATATAACGAATCATAAGTACACTGTTGATCTAAGTAAGCAGACGCATAATTTGGGCACTCTTTATCATAAAGATCATCTATTGCACATTGCTGAGATAGATAAGCTGCATCATATCCATCACATGACGGGCTATAGAATACGTCGAGTTTACATTGTTTATATAGATAAGCATTTTCATAACCAGGACAACCAGCATCATATGTTGCATCAATTTGACACTGTTGATTATAAAATGCTAACGCATAACCAGGGCAGCCAATATCATATAATGGACTAGCTGTACAACTTGTATTATAAAGGTAAGTCGCATACGCTTCTGCATAACCAGGGCATGATGGATTAAATAAAGTATCCAGTTCACAAGGATTTGCTCTATAGGTAAACCAAGCATCTCCGCCTTTCACAACTGGTCCATAATATCCATCCCAGTTTCCGTTATCGGAAGAAGTAACTACAAAGGTTAAATTGCCGAGTTGTTCAGGAGAATAAATTGTACCAGAACCAGTTGAGTGATTAAATAATTCTATAACATCTTCGGTTACTTGCCAGATAGAGTTGCCTTCTTGTACTTCGTTATCACTGTGAGCATTTTCTTCGTGCCAGTGAAACCATGTATCATAGTCATAAGTCCTAGTTTCAACTAGATTACCACTAGAATCAGTAATAGTCACTACAACTTTTAAATCGTCAAACTGATCAGCAAATTCACCCGTCGGTTTAAAATTTTCATCTAATCTATTTTCAATATCTGCGTCACAATAGATAGTAGTACCATCAGGCTTTGTTACATTAAAACAGCCGTTGATCCATTGCCATTTATAGTGTACTTTATCCAAAGAAATACCGCTACCAGCTTCTGCTAATGCGGCATTGATTCCTATTGCTATAGCAAAAGTATCATTACATGCTCCAAACTGTAATACATCACCTGAACCCCAATTATGGTTGTCACCTGTTAGAATATTAACGTGAGAATTGGAAGCAGCATTACACAGACCATTTGTTATAATACCGTCTGTTTCTAAAGATACATCGGGTCCATCGTCCGGGTTAGTAGTTGTTTGGCTATTAGCCGCCTGCGGCAAGCATAATAATAAACAACAGAGCACCGCCGATAACAGATTTATTCTGTTCCCACTGTCTCTTTTGAACATCTTTCTTTGTCTCCAATACTAAATGTGGAGGAACTTTCTTCTTACCAGATGGTAGTTTCCAGCTGGCAGCAGCGTCCTCTCCGATCTTTCCGTTGAAAGGGCATGGAGTCCCAGCCATTCCCATAGCATCATGTACTCGTCTATCTTGACACAATACTGATACCGCGGCAACTTTCATACCGAAATCATATAATGTTTTGGATATTTTTAGTCTTTCACAATTAGCATCTCTTATGGTCTCACCAGTGGAGATACCTAAAATTTGGGTTTGTACAGCACCGGATATACCAACTGTACATAAGTCTTGGCTATTACCACTAACGCCCGGAGATATAGCTGAGGGCGGAGGTGAAATAACAATTGTTCTTCCCTTCGAATCTACTTCGCTGTTACTGTCAGTTGTTGTGTTTACAACTGTTTGTGACATAGCAAATGTTGGTAATAAAAATAATATCAATATCAATAGCTTGTGCATAAAACTGGCTCCCTTAGGTCAGTAGTATTTATACAATCGCCTAACTATACTTTAGATAGTTATTCATATATTGCTGGGATAAGAGATTTATGTTTAGACCTATTAGGCATTGTAAAGAGTGCTTTAACTTTACCGACTGTTGGTTCACGAGAAAACACTACCCATTGTATAGTGGCTATATCTTTATAATGCTCCTCTTTAAATACTTTTTGACTCATTCCTGTTGTGTAAACATCATCGGCTATTAGAACAGGATCCGTTGAAACACCTGTACTATATTCATCTAATGCTTCTCCAAGTGGACATCCTCCACGTGGAATGCCAACAGCTTTCTGCCAATTTTGTGGTTCATTTTCTCTAATCATCATGGCAAGGCATTTCCACTCATCTGGTGAAATAGCATCGCACTCAATTTTCCATGTCATAGGAAGACCTGCGTGACTAATAAAATTAATCTTTTGAAATAAATGTGTAATTAAAAGAACTCCGATAAAGAATTGAGTTGGGAGTCCTTATAGGCTTGACTCCAGCTAATTTTAGTTTTACCAACGTCTCTGAAGCCGCCTGGTATCCTATCACCGTTTTCATCACGTAAAATTTTAAAATATTTTGGGTACATACTATTAATAAAAATATGATTCTCATTGACTTCAGCAACTTCGGTTTCATCCCAAAGGACTGATTTCTCCGACTTAGAAGCATAACTTTGATTGCTTTGAATAAACTCTTGGCTTGTACGATTAGAATACCCACGGTTTAATAGTCCTATGATAAGTAGAACATCCTCTGCAACTCTTACTTGATCTACCTTTAGATCATCAATTATGTCTTTCCAATCATATCCATTAAATACATAGAAGCCAGACATAGAACAATTATCTTGGTATAAATTTCCTGTGGGTGGATTATTCTTTTGAGCTGGACCACAAAAAGTAAAACCTTGATCTAACCAACTATCAAATAATTCAAACATTTCAATAATATCATCATCAGTACATTTCTGGCATGATTTCTCCATATTAGAAACACCGTTCCAATACTTTGAATTCCTACGTTGGAAATGCATATCATCATCTAGCATTGCATAACGGGTATCTTTAGCAGTCTCATAGATAATCTTACGAGTACGTGACAAAGCATTTTTAGAAGTAAGTGTAATCTCTGGTGGAAGTACCAGGTACTCGGCATCAAGTGTATACTGATCTCTTTCCCACTCTTGTACAACAAACACAACTTTATCTTGCAACTCTTTTGGCAAGTTATTATATGTTATTTGCTTATCAACTCTACAGGCAGTTGGTATATAAATTTTATCAATCATAGATATTTTCTTTTCATTATGTTGTAAAAAGGAGGCAGCTAACTGCCCCCTAATATTTTTATAGAGGAAACTTTGCCGTAATACCTTCGACATAATAATCCATAGTATTTAGTTCCATATCTGTAGCAATATGACCTTCTGGGATACGAATTTCACCTGCTTGATCTTTAATGGGTCCAGTAAAGGCAAAATACTCTCCGTCACTAATCCGTTGTAAAAGATTAGCAGCTTTAGCACGAACAGCAAACGGCATATTTGTGAATGGTGCCATAACAACACCACCTCCTGCTACTCCACCGAAATAGTTTTCACTTTCCCAAGTTCCATCAATAACTGCTCCAACTTTACGAATATAGTATGGAGACCAATTATCAATAGTTGCAGTTAGCTGTGATTTTGGCGCAAATCTAATTTGATCCGATGCTTGGCCAAAACCAAATCTACCTTGTTGTTCAGCCGCTTGAATAGGAGCAGGTGAATCAGTATGTTGTGCAACCATATCACAACCTTGTGACATTAGAACTTTAGCTGCATCTGATTCTTTTCCAGGATTATACCAAGTGTTTACCCAAATAACATCCATATCAACATCAGGATTTACACTTCGAGCGCCCATAAAATATGTGTTGATATGACGGATAACTTCTGGGATTGGATATGCACCGATATAACAAATCTTATCTGATTTAGTCATAAGACCTGCAATAACTCCTTGAACGTGACGTGCTTGATACAAACGAAGTGCATAACTAGACATATTCTCGGATTGTTTATATCCAGTTGCATGTTCAAATTTTACATGTGGATATTCTCTAGCCATTTTTGCTGTTGCATCCATATAGCCAAAAGAAGTTGTAAAGATAATATCAGCGCCTTGTAGAACCATACCACGAATCACTCTTTCTGCGTCTGGCCCTTCTGCAACACTTTCAACATAAAAAGTTTCTACTTTATCTCCAAAATGTTCTTCTACATCTTGACGGCCGATATCATGACGATAAGTCCAACCATGATCTCCAGTTGGTCCAACGTAAATGAAACCTACTTTAACTTTATCCCCAGCCCATGCGCTTGTCGCTAACATTGCTGCTGCTACGATTGTTAAAACTTTAATCATTTTCCTATGTGTTCTCTTTCTATTAAGTTGTTGTTGATAGGGTTTTCTGTAGTCCTGTGTAAAACGTGCGTGTCACGCCTAAGTTTCTTATTAACTGTTTACACATCAGTGCATCATTGGGCCACAACCCATATCTATACGCGGCCGATATTAATGCTTCAGCACCTTCTGGCTTTAGGATATATGCTGAATTACCAGCTAACCCCTGAGGGATATTCTTTTCATCTATCCATGGCACTTCTTGTACTTCTGCTAATGATGACTGGATTGTATCGTGGTATTGTCTCGACCTACGTGTTGCGCCGAGAGGGTTATTGATTCCGATAATATGGAACCTATTCTCTAATAGTTTTTGTAATGGAAGTTTATTGGTCCAAATAGCATCATGCTCACATACTATAATTGGTTCTCTTATTTCAAAACATTTAACCCATAGTTTAAAATGACTCAATGAACATGCTACACGAGCAAGTTGATTTCTAGTTTTATATGCAGACTTTGTGAGTCCAGTTGAAAGGTCTATTATTGATCCTTCCCACGGGTAATTCCATTTAAGTTTGAAATCTACTAACTCTTGTTCTGCTTCTACAGGTGTAGTTGCCTTAAACGATTTACATTTAAATTCATTATTTCTACTCCAAGAGGACTTTATACACTCATGGGCGGCATTTTCTGATATAGGATGATCTTTGATTGTTATAATATGAGCAGTCATGATTTATCCCTTGTCATGAAAGAACCCTCAGGGCTACAATAAGATGCAATCATTTCTTCAAACATAGAATTTGTTATCACGACAATGTTGAAATCATCTTCATTGTCATACTGTCTTATATAAACATATTCATCATCAAAGATTAGTTCCACATCGTCAGCTTGAGCTGCATTATCCAAAATAGTAACGCTAGTGTAGTCAAATTCGTGTTCTACAGTAAACATTAAATTCTTTCTATTACTGTATAGCCTACGTTTGCTTTTCCGATTTCAATAATCTTCCACGGCTTAGTCTCACACCAATGTTCAACTCCATTAGCAATATCGTGACAAGTTGCAGTATCGTGAAACACAATATATTTTTTTACATTATTGGCGTGAAGGGTTAATTCTTTTTCGGTATGAAACCATTTGTGTACTGAATCAATTAACATCATATCTACTGCTTTTCCAATAGAACCAAGACCAGTTGAGTCAGCCTCTCTAATTACGAGATCAATATCATTATCTTTACAATGCTTAGCAGCTAGTGGTCTCAGATATTTATTATATTTGACCATACTAATATCTACAAGTTCAATATATTTTGCACCCATCAACATAGCATTTGCTGCGGTACCACCTTGATGTACTCCTAATTCTTTATAAGAAGTACAGCCATAACCAAGGTTAAAATATTTTTTAATTGCATCATGTTGTGCACAATAATCTTTTCCGTGTTCTGCTTCTTGTCCCGCTCTTATATCTTTATAAAACTCTGCTACGTTTTTCACGTGGCTCAAATTCACATTAATCATTTATTTGCTTTCTGGCTTAACTATAAAATGTACGTTTAAAAGTCCGTCGACTTCGCTGGTTACATGATATTCTAATTTCATATCCCTAAACATTTTAGTCAGTTCTTTTCTTGTGGGGTCTTCATTACTGTGTAACTCGATTTTCATTTGCTTCCCTACTGGCTATCCAAAACCATGCTGATTTGTACAAAGGATCTTTAAAGTGTTTTATATTATATTCTAAGCAATGTCTATCTTTTAATTTTTTAAAATACTCATAGTTATCTATACCATCAAATTCATGGTTATGTGCTATAAAAATATGTGAGTATTTTGTAAGGTTTTTTTCAAAAATTTCTCTATCACATAATGGCATTTCATTTAGACTAAATGTTCCAAGTAATAATTGCTTTGGTCTATCTTTCCAGCAATGATTTAGTGTACTATATATTACAACAGGATTTTCACAAACCCTATCTATAAAATCTTTTTGTATCTCAAGTAACTCTGGAAAATCTGCTATTTCCCATTGCCCGAGAAATCCCATTTTTTTAAAAACTCTATACTGATTACCATAACCGCCACCAACTTCCAATATATGGCTAAAACTAATAGAACCGATATGTTTCTTTATCATCTTTATATAATAGTGGTGTTGTAAATTAACAGAACTATTGCCTGCTATAAGTCTGACTGGATTACCATAATCATGATCAGCGTGCAATTCAGTGTCCAGAAGTTCATCCCACAGNTTTTTAGCTAATACTATTTGAGCCGGATGCAAACATCGTTGTATAGTTCTGCATCTTAACCAGTCTGAAGTTCCATTCCATTCACTATGTATTCTTTTTCTAAAATCATGCCAAAGTGTCACTCTAACCCCCAATTCTCCTGTTTTTGGTTTGTAATTAGATCAAGTTTTGTATTATTAAAAAAGTCTGCTCCCGATAGTTGTATGTGTACAAACTGCGGGTCTGGTCCTCTACCATCATGAATAGGCTGTGTTAGTCCAAGAGGACCTCTTGTGTAGTGTATATAGCAATTCCATTCGTTGCTCATCTCGGTATAATCTAAATGTTGACACATCATTACATGAAAGTAATTTTGGTCTACAGTATAAAATCTTCCTAGTTTTTGCGTTCTCATATAGTTAATATATTTCTGGAAAGTTTCAAACTTTTCTCTACATTTCTGTAGACCTTTGTTAGAGAATAAAACCATTCCAGCATTATACACTTTAAGATAACCATCGGCATCTCTCGGTAGATTTATTTTATACTGTTTTTGGACAGATGTAAACCACTTTTCTTCGTTAACTATTCCTATATGGCCACCAATAATTGTAGATGCTCTATATTTACCTTGAAATGGTTCAGTGCAAATACCAACGTCTAAGTAAGCCTCTTCAAATATATTTCTACAGTTAGTAGTTGGAAATATATCTAAGTCCACAACTAGAACATTATCATACTCTAAAAAAGAATCATCAAGCATAGGATTCAACCATTCAAAATACATTGGCACATCACATACTGCCGAAGCAATGTTTGGATCAATGTCTAGTCTGTAGTCTGCACCAATTCTATCAGCATAGGCTTTCATAAGTTTAGATGAGTGTTTACAGCCTGGTCTTAATTCACCAGCCCAAACTTGATAGATTAGATTTTTCATAATATACCTCTTTTAACCATTTCTTGGTAATTTTTAATCTTTTCTTGTTTCGGTCCATTTGGTGTAATTTTAGTTCTAATGTGTATCATATATGCATTCTCTGGTTCGGGCAGATAGTTATCATAACACCAACGTGGATCCATATTCAATGAAGAAATATAACCAATGCCTGCTCTCATAGCAAGAGTATGAAATATTCCTTCATCTTCAAAATGATAGGGCTGATTATATACATTCATCCATTGTTCGTTTCCACCTAAACATTTACGCAAACTTTGTCTCATATGTTTATGTATTTTATAGATTGCGCCGCCCCAATATGGAGACATTCTAGATGATTGCATTCCGTATTGATTTACAATCTTTCTATGCAAACCTTGTTGTATAGGATTATAAAGACCAATACCCTTTTCAGTTGTAAATATATCTGGACACTTTTTAGTTGCAAACATATCAATGTCTAACATTAAAACCTGGTCGTATTCGTCCCATTTCTCATCTATCATAAATACTTTTTGGCACGGAGACGTTAGATGTTCTCTAAACGGCTTTCCTGTAACCAACTGGTAATCTGCACCAACACTATCTGCATATGCTTTAATATTTTCCATTGATAGTTTGTCGAGTTCTCTTAACTCACCATCAAAGTGTTGTAGGATAATATTTTTAGACATTCTTCATTAACTCCGGAACATTCTCGCCACGTTCTGGTAATTTATCTTTTAAGAAAAAGTGTACAAAATGTGCTTGTTTAATCTTATCTTTTGGTATTGCAGAATATAAACCATTCCATTCATAAGATAAGTTTTGAACTTTCATATCGGTTTTCTTTACCCAGAAATTTAGTAATGTCTGATCTGTAGACCACTTCCATGCTCCAAGACCATCTACAAAAGGTTTAAACTGTGGTCGTCTAATAAATGATAATGGGCTATCTGGAAAAATAAACCTAGTGATAGATTTGTTCAATATCATAATACCCATATTGTAGAAATCAGCACACCCATTTTTACCCCAGTCAAATAAGTTATGCAGAGCCTTTGGTTGTGAGTATTGCATTCTTGAATAATTCATAATTTTACGAAAGTATTCGTCAGTACAAGGCATTTCTTTTTCAAGAACACCTGCAAAATCAACATCTTTATTTATTGTATCAAATACATTAGGTGCGTCTGGTCTAATATAAACATCTGAATCAATAATAGCAACTTGATCATACTTATCTAAGTATTCAAAAGCATTTTCTTTCTCATAAATAGGCAAGTAGCCCAGACGTCCATAGGACTCCGGGCTACGATTTGTAGAGAAAACATCAGGCGTGATTCTCAGCTTTGGTTGAGTTTGTATATGATAATCAATTCCATATTTGTCACAATAATCTTGTACTGACTTTACACAGTGATCATATAGTTTAGATCGTTTACCTACATAAACCTGATATATTAATCTCTTCATTATAAAATTCCATTTTATCTACTATCGTTGGCTGGTGGCTTTGCTTTTTTCTTTTGAGTTAAACCTTCTTTTGCATAGAATGCAGCTACAATAGCAGCCACTGATACAAAGTAAACTGCAGCCATATCTCCAAGAATTTCTGCTGCTTGTGTTAGATTTAACAGTACTGCCAAGACAACTGAGAATGGATATAATAGCATACCGAATAAAGCAAACCATGCCATATTCCGTTGTGCGTCTTGTTTCTTATCTTCATTCTCCATGTCTGACTTTAGATCAGCTAGTTCGATCATCTGTCGTTCCATTGCTATCTCCTCATCACTAACTATTCCGTCACCATCTACGTCAAGATGTTCCCACTGTGACCCTTTTTCTAGGCTTTTTGTTGCCATGTCGGCACTCCTTTATGATTTGTTCCGATAAGTATATCGCATTATCAAAGCCGGGTCTTAAACTATTAGATTTATATCCATATTTTAGAAACCAAGCCAAATTATTTAGAGTACCATTATAATTTTCTTCATCGGGAAATTTAAAATTTTCTACTTCATGCTCCCATTGAGTTCGTAGATTAAGCAGAGATGCCAGTGATATATTCATATAATTCTTTCCAGTTAACCATTAATGGGAATTCGGTATTGTTCATATTGTGTCCGTGTTCCATAAGGACTGACTCAAGTCCGAACTTTGCACCACAGACTGCATTCTCAACCTTATCTTCAATCCAAAGATAATTAGTGCCTTCATACTGACTTAGAATACGATCCTTATCTTCGCCTGTATCCAAGAAGATATATTCAGAAAATGCAGTTTCTCCAAATAACTTCTTAATGTTATTTATACGGAGTTGGTGCGCATTCTTATCAAGAGACAGTGATGTGATCATATGAAATTGGTAGCCATGCTTTCTATGAAGCAAATCTACATAATACATTGCATCACGTAACGGAGGGAGAAAACCAATTGCAGCCGATTCATTAAAGAATTTTACCAACTCTTTACCTTTTTCACGAGATATACCGAACCTCTTTGATACATCATATTGTGCTGTACCAATAGTTTGAACTTCCTCATAACCGTGTTGATTCATCCAGGTGATAAAAGCGTACTCCCAATTAAGGAATACGCCATCGCAATCTGTTAAGATTACTTTTTCCAAGTCATACATAATTAATAATCTTCCTCTTCATCATCNTCNTCAATAAACAATTGATCTGTATTATTTGCTATGAACAACCAACCTAATACACCAAAGCACATTAAGTAACCTGCGAGCGAGTCTAGCGCAATAAGCCAAATACCAAGTCCACCAAAAAATACTGTGAACACAATCCATAATGGGTTAATTTTAGGTGTCATTAGTTCCATCCTTTATGTTGTACAAATTGTTTCATAATTTCATTATGTGATGGTCCGCTTGGAACCCACACACCTGCATCTACAGCCCAGTCATAAAACTCTTTCTCAATAATACCTTGCAGTGAACCGGGCGTAGGTAAAGCATAGATACGGTTGACTTCATCTTGTATTTCATTCATAGTCATACTTTCTCTCTCTGTTGATAATTAACTATACTATACTATGAAAGGCTTGTAAACAACTAAAGTGGTCTTTTTCTCATATCTTCACGATATAATTCAATTGTTTCAAATAACTTTGGTACCCACTGATCTCTATGCTCTATAAAGACTAATGGATCCTCATTATCTACATCCATTATGGTAACCAGATTTGGAATAGGCATTCCAGTTCTTTCTTCCCACATGATAGCATAAGCTGCTTCTTGCATAAAGTAACCTTTACACCATTCTCGCTTCTTTACTCTTTTGGATGTTTTAAAATCAATTATGGATGGAACACCATCAAATTTACCGACACAGTCAACTCTACCAGCAACTCCAAGATGCTTAGAATATAGCGGTACTTCTTGACCATATATAACATCAATTCTATTTAAAATGGGTTTTAAATTAGATAAGCTGGCTTGGATATGCGGCATGGTTTTACCTGTATCCTCGTTGTTCAAATATTTCTCTACAATGTCGTGAACAGCGGTACCACGACTAGATGCTTTATAAGAAATCTTATTTGCTTCCTCTTCTCCAACACGTTTTTTCCATGCTGCGATGGAGTCACGTGAAAGAATACCAAGGACTGTAGTAATACTCGGATATTTGTTACCATCTGGATCGGTATATGTTCTACCCTTTGGAAGGGTCTCCGCCGTCAGGTCCAGATACCCCAACGGTATTTTCTGGTGTAAGAATTTCATAATTTAACTTTCTAAGTACAACTTGTTTGTCTTTTATTTTAGGAAAATGTTTTTCTATTGAATTGTACTTGTTTCTGTTTTTCTTTTTGTTTCTTGGATCGAATCTAGTAAATTTGGACATCAGACTATTCCCATCATCTCCTTTGTCATGATATAATCTCGCACGATTCCCGACCGCACAATATCTTCCCAACCAAAACTAATTAGTGTGAAGTGTTTCAGTTGCTCTAAAATGTTTATAAACGGTACTAAACCCTCCTTCTCGTCTTTAAAGCGAAAATCTGATTGCTGATAATCACCGCAGAAAATAATTCTGCAATTATCACCTAGACGTGTTATCACTGAGTCAAGTTCATGAAATGTTAAATTCTGCATTTCATCTACAATGATAATTGAGTCGGTAAATGTAATACCACGAATAAACGATGTTGATTCAAATGATATAGAACCAGTTTGATTAAGTTTACTCCAAGCGTCCTTATCACCTAAAATTTCTGTTAGGATTCCACGATATGGTGCTGTGTAAGCATCTTTCTTTTCTTCTTCGTTACCAGGTAAAAAACCAATGTCTCGTGTCGGAACAATTGATCTCACGATTGTTAAATTTTTATATGGAGTTTCTTTATCTAATACCTCTTCAAGTCCTAAAGACATAGCGAGATATGTTTTACCAGTACCAGCTGATCCAGCTAGTATTAGATTATCATTTTCATCCCAAGAATCACATGCAATGCTTTGATTCTCTGTTTTTGGTTCGAAAGAAGGTAGATCATCAAGACGAATAGTCATTGACTTAGTAGTTTTTCTGCTCATAATACTTCTCAAATCTTTATAGTGTTTCCCCGGCCGGCTTTTTTCTTCATTTCTTTAAGAACATCAGTAAATCCATCAGGTCGTTTTGATCCAAGGCTTCCTGTGCTAGAAATTATTTGTAGTGGTTTCAAGACATGAGTTATATGTTCTGAATTAGTTATTGCTTGTAAATCTTTCCAAGAACAAATTACTGTTTCTTCAATACCTGTTTTCTCATTTCTAATCGTGTATGTTGGCATGTTTTTTCCATTGTTTCCAAGATGCTTCTATTTCATATCTGTACATTATATTCCACTGCTTTGAAAGGGTTGAATATAGTTGTATATATCTCATCCCTGTCTCCGTTTCCACGAGCCTTAAATGAGTACCAAGTTTCTTTGGATAAGGCAGTGGACCATTTGTACCCACTATCTTACCGATTTTGATTTCATCTATAGTTGTATAATTAGGCTGCAGCCACATTAAACCACTCCGGGATATTACGACCAGTCCAAGCCATTTTGAAATTCTCTTGCTTAGTCTGATAATAATCTTTGTAAGACTGTACTGGATCAGCCTCGTTGATACACTGTGGTTGGTGTTGCATAGCTAAACGGAATGGAGTAAGACCTACCGATGGCAAATTACGTGGGGGAATAGATAACATATCTGCAAGCTTGGTTTGAGTTGCGTGAACTTTTCTGTAGCGATATGTGTACTCGATACAAAGAGCATCGAAGTGATCGTAGTGCCAGATATAATTTTGGACTGATTCCATAGACCATACAGTACAAGGATGAGCAAAGTGAACTGCTTTATACAAAGTATTTTCTTTCAGCTCGTCTTCCATAGTCCAATATTTTACCATACGTTTGCCTGATTTAGACAGCTTTTTGGTTTCTATACCATCTAGCATACGATGAGCCGTGGAGAGCATCTGTGCACTCTCCACGATCATTTTTACTACGTGCTTATCGCACTGCAGTTGTGCTGCTTTTATAGGGTTATTATCTAATACAAATATATTCATGTTTTCACCTGTTGCTGTTTTGTTATACTAACTATATCAGCTATAATGTTAATTGTAAACCCCTAATTAAAAGTATTTTTTTGTTCCTCGATATCAGCAATGACTTGATCTAGGTAATCTTGTTTAACGTCTATTTTGTGTTTCAAATCATGTCTTCCTTTTTTTTCTAATTTTCTTGAATACTGACTTAGTTCCCTTGAATCTTTTTTCAATCGTTCAATTTGAGCTGATACCATGTATTTGTCATTCCTTATTGTTATCTTGCAGCAAGTCAGGAAAGGCTTCATTAATCATAGGTCTTGTAATCTTGCATGAACCTAGATCATACCATCCGCCTTTAGCTTCAGGCTTAGAAACCATGTTTACAACTAATTCTGCATCTTTAGGGTGAATTGACTCAAGCACTTCAATAAAGAGTTTCTCACGCTTTACCTGTTTCATATTCACGTATTGTCCACCCTTTACAAAATATTTAAATTTTACATTCTGCTTGAGTAAGTTTGATGGGGTGGACTCTGGTCTATTTGCGACATAGGGTGGAGAGCCTGCTGGCAACGCCCACTCTACTGTACTGTCAATAGATCCTCTTAATATATCTTTTAGTGCCCAAGTCTCATTGGACTTTAGCACATTAACTTTTTCTACTTTTGTTTGCTGTTTTTGTAACAGCTCTAACACTTCATGAACCAATTTCATTAAAAAAATTCCTCTACACATTCAATTAATAATCTACATCTTTTTTGAATCAAGTATGGTAAAACCTTACTCTTTTTAGACATGTTGTCTTGTGATTCAAAAGTATTTATAATTTCTGTTTTTACTACTTCTGGGCACTGTGACTCTTCTGTCAAGTCAATCATCTTCTTGTTTCGGCACCAATTTCTATATACAGTATCGCCAAGAGCCCGAGGATCTTCAAGTAATGCTTCTTTCTTCTTTTTAGTTAATGGTGGTTGACGCTTATCTGGATTAATTAGTGTATCATCATCAGATAAAACATTTGGTACACCATCACCACTGCAGCCAGTCAAGATATGTTCTTGTAAGAACAGACGTGGATTTGGTTCTTTAACAAACTTTTTAGTAATATTAGAATACTGCTTCACATTATCAAACTTCTGTAACTGTTTAAAGTCACGGTCAGCTGATACAATCATAACTTCTTCATAGTTACCAAACTCTTGAGTCCATTTAACAATCTCGGCAATTGAGTCATCTGCTTCACAGCCCCATTGATGGATTACTTTATATGGAAGGTTCTCGGTAATCTCATCTCTTACCATATTAAGAATACGGAAAGCCTCATCCCAGTCAATATTTGACTCCTGTCTGGAGTTTTTACGATTGCCTTTATATTCTGGGTATTCATCTTTGCGCCAGTTACCACCAGCATCGCATACAATAACCATATCTCCGTATTCTTTAAACTTTTGCTTATACATACGAATACTATTTAGAACCATATGACGAATTAGATGCTCGTCAACCTGAGCAGCTCCCATAGCAATAGGCGCAATAGACACGCCTGAAAAATCAAGTAAAATCATTTATTTTCTTTCATAGTTATCATTGCAAATTCTTTCCGATCATGCAGTTGTTTAAACATCTTTGCTGCATGAGAGTGACTTAATCCACTAGCCCACTGAACCATGTGATTGGATCCATCTTTCCAGTGGTATGCTTTTATAGTCCATTCCATTGTGTATCTCCTATAATCTTATTATAACACAATTTAAGAGTATTGTAAAGCTGAATATTCTGCTTCTTCAGCGGCATAAATTTCACGCACTCGATCTGAACAAGCTTCGTCTATAATCTCATTCATATCATTCTGATATGGCAGATTGTGGCTGTAGTTAATGTAGCTTGATCCATACATAAGATCAGTCTCATTTAAACCTTCGGCTTCAATCCACCAGCGGACGGCATCTAATTTAGTCAAGTTATGATCAAACATCATCTTTGCAATATTAGATTTAAAATCTTGCAAGTTTTTTTCTTCACGTTGAGTCGCTTCTACTATCTGTAACTCATTAACACGATTATACTCATCCCAGATTTTTTCTTTCTGGGAATCTGAAGAGTTATTCCAATCCACCCACCAATCTTGAGTAGGGCGGAATCCGTAAACTTCTTTGTGGAGATCTGAGATTAGGTCAAACATTTTCTTGTCTCTCTTTAAGTTGTTTTGCTATAACTTTTATACTACATAAAAAAGTATATGTAAACACCTAATATCGCTTTTTTTTATTTAATCCATTGATCTAATACATATTGTATCTATTTCTTCTTGTTCTTTTTCTGCCAGGTACCATTGCCTTTGGTTCCAAGCCTCTTCAAATCCATCTTCGGCATATTCACTTCTTTCATTGTTACACCAAAGCCTTTTAAAATACCCTCGAAATACACCGTGAATATCTTTTTTACTGTACTCTATCGGACAAAGTTGTCCTTTGACAAGCCACATTAAACGATTGGCTTCTTTTATTTCTTCTGGGCCCATATCTTGTATTTCACAGTCATATTGGATCATCACACTTACCCTTTACATGGCGCGAGTGAATTTTACAACCGATAAATTCATTGTAATATTCATCAGAAAATAGCACGTGTCTATCAAATTGTTCTTTTGTTTCATAGTAACTCATCTCCCCTTTTGCTTTACAAAGTCTAATTATTTCACGTTTCCATCTTGAAGGATCAGAGTTTTCAACTAATGCTTTCACTTCTTCGCTTGAGCCATGATATGTCGTCCAATCTGATTCTTTAACTTGAACCCGTTTTCGTGTCTTTCCCTTTAATGGTTTTAGTCTCCTTGTAGACCAAAATAGTTTTTTACCAATATACTTTTTACTGTTAGCGGTATCAGTAATCAGATACACAAAACCTACCCAAGACTGTAAATCGTCTTGTGTAGGCTTAAATTCTTTTTCATTATAAATCCACATGTAATTATCTATATTGGTTATTCCCAATCATCTTCGTCATCTGATTCCATTGAAACTACAGCAGAACACATAGGACAATGTTCAGGCGGATCTTTATCATTAATAGGTTCTATATAACATTCATATTCACATACCGGACAGACCAAGTGATGTATTTTATTTTTGCTCAATTCTTTTTCCTTTTTTAAAATATGTACCGTTAGTAAAGTGAGTGCCAGAATTATGGAAAGCCCATATACAACAATTCATATTGTTATATTTTCCATACCAACCAAGATCGCTTTGATCTTCACCGTACATTTTGATACCTTCTTGTTTTAAATGTTTGAACCAAGCCTTAAAGTTTTGTAAACGGGTCATTACTGATTTGATACTTTCTTATTGTACTTTCAAGAAATTCAATATATTCGGCAGCTTTCCAAGCATAATGCTCAGTGCATCTGGACTTCCATTCTTCACCCGCTTGATTTTTGAGTGACCTAACAACCTCAGATTGCTGTGGACGAGGCTTAATATCTAAATAAACCTTGTCCACAACATCAATATAAAATTCATTAGCATCAATACTTGCTGGTGTATTGTTTGTTTCGTCACATACTACTTCAAAACCGTGTGTATTAATCATCACGGTCGATAGCATCTTGAAAGATTTGTTTTCTACCAGTTGGTCCTATCTGACTATCTAGTATCGTTCTCACACGTTGTAACATAGTGCAAGCAAACATAAGTATTTCTTCTTGATCATCAGTCATCATAATCTGACGATCAATGGGTTTCATGAGTTCTGCCATTTTCTCACGGACATACGCTTGACTATGCCGAGCCATTATGCTTCACAACTCGCACAGTTCATAATATCCCTAACTAATTCTTGAGCAGGATTAGAACTGCGTTGATAATAGAATGTCTTGACTCCTAGTTTCCAACCTTCTATTAATAGAGCATTAACATCTTTAGCTGGTACATCTGGTCCAATCATAATATTAAGAGATTGTGCTTGATCAATATATTTCTGTCTTGCAGCAGCTTGTTGTACAATAATTAACGGTGATATTTCTGAGAAAGTTTTAAACATATTCCTTTCGTGATCACTCAAGAAGTCTAAGTGTTGTACTGATCCGCCGTGCTTTAACACGTCCATCCAAGTTTCTTCTCCCTTACCATATTTCTCGAATACTTTGGCCAAATATGGGTTACGATAAGTAAACTTTCCTTTAGCCAAATCTTTTGTAAAGTAATTAGATGCTAGTGGTTCAATGGATGGAGAAACTTGTCCAAGAATAAATGATGAACTTGTAGTTGGAGCAACAGCTGTTCTTGTTAAATTACGTTCTCCATATCCTAACATACCAGCTGGCTCACCATATTCAATAGCTAGTTCTTGAGAAGCAATAAGTGATCTTTCATCAATAAATCTACTAATCTCAACAGCTTTCATATGAGCATCAAATGATTCAAATGCAATGTTATTTGCTTGTAGATAAGAATGCCATCCGAGTTGACCTAGACCAAGTGCACGCCAATTTTCAGCAAAGTCGTGAGCTGATTTCATAAACGGAATATTGGCTGTCTTTTCGATATACTCTTCCATTACGGCATCAAGGAAGTAAGTCATTACTTCCACTGCATCAGTTTCAGACCATTCATCAAATGTAGCACAATTCATAGATGCCAGATTACAAACAAAAGACCATTCTTCACTTGACGGTAAACAAATCTCAGAACAAAGATTAGATGCCCAAATAGGAATCTCTTGATCTTTAAGGACTTGTGGTTTATTATTGTTTACAGTATCTTTAAAGAATAGATATGGGTAACCACTCTCACGTCTCTTGCGCAATACTCTTGCCCATAGTGTTCTCTTTTCTTGATCGCCGTGTATCATGGAGTTCATCCAATCATCGCCGATACAAACACCTAAACTCATATTGATAATAGAAGAACCTTCTTCACGACAGTCAAGAAACTCATAAATGTCGGGAGATTCAATATCAAGATAACCAGCAAAGGAACCTCTTCGTACATTACCCTGAGCAACTACATCTACTGTAGTTTCAGTTAAGTTCATAAAGTGAACTGGTCCATCCGCTGTGCCACCCGATTTAATAGCTTCTCCACGGGAACGCAAAGCACCAAAGTAACCAGATGTTCCAGCACCCATTTTAGTTTGCATTCCAACTTCTGCTACTTTAAGCAGAATTGATTCCATATTATCTTCAATCTTGACTCCGTTACAAGAGATAGGTAAACCCTTCTTTGTACCGAAGTTTGACCATACTGGAGAGGAAAGAGAATAATAACCTTTGCTCATATAGTCATAGAATTTGTCACCAAAGCCTTCTATTTCAAGGATTGATTCAGCGGTTTGGGCAATTGTTCTTACCCTCTCCTCAACGGTCATATTTCCATCAATATAACCTCTACTCAGAAATGTTCTTGAGTCATCGTTAGCCCATTTAAATGTCATTATATAATCCTTTAAAATAAATCATCAGCGCTAATGCCTTTACCTTTAGCATATTCTACCGGGCGCTTTTGAAAGAAGTCGGTCATATTAGCGCCTAGCAATTCTTCATCAAACCAGAGTGTCTCATGTAACAGATCTGGGTCATACTTAATTTCACTACTATCAAATCCAATCTGATCTAAAGATTCTGCCATTCTTTTTGCAATGAATGATTTAAGAATAGGAGCAGATAGACCGTCTGTTTGGTATCCACTCATAATCCAATCAATCACTTTACTCTCTGCTTTAAGAGCATCAATGCATTCTTCACGTACACGTGCTTCTAACTCATCATCGAATAAATCTGGATATTCTTCACGTAAAGTATTAATTAACTTAATGCCGACTTGAGCGTGTAGCATTTCTTCATTACGTGTATATTGTACTTGCTGAGCACAATCTTTCATCACTGCCTTATTTCTATTCATATGCATAATAATATAGAACTGTGAAAACAGACTAACATTTTCTACAAACAAAGTAAACAACATAATAGAATAGATGTATTGCTTCTTGTCGTCAGCATACACTTTCTTGTTATACTTGCGCAGATAATCTACACGTCCTTTAATCACATCAACATTTAAGTTTTCTTCAAAGACGTGAGTCAAATGCAACACGTCGAGAATTTTCTCATATGCCATATTATGGATAACTTCTGAGTTGGCCATAGCATACCCTAAATCTTTAATAGATGGATGAGGTAAATGATTACCGACATCGGCCCAAAAAGATTTAACAGCAATTTCTATTTGTCCGATAGCAGACATTGTCTTAACTACAATCTCTCGTTCTTCTGAACTTAAATCTGTTTTAAATTGGGAATAGTCCGAACGGAAATTAAATTCTTCTGGTGTCCAAAACCCTTTCCATATAGCTTCAATGAACTGTTTAGTCCATGGGTATAAATCTGGTTTTCTTGAAATTTGTTCTTCGAATAGCATCTGTAAAACATCCTTATATCGCAAACGGACTTTGCAATTTATATTTAAATTATCTTGATTGGTAGTATTATATATTAAAACAGTGATCTTGTAAATAGCTTAAAACGCTATTTTAAAAGTTTTTCTTCGGTATCTTTTGACGCAGCCTGTTTTTCGTAATATACTATAATCTCCTGTTGTTGGAGTATATATCTTTTGAGTTCCGATACATTAAGGGCAAGATTTTCATAACCTCTAACAGAGGTAGCCATTACAGCAAGTTGGCCGTTATCAGATTCAATTTTCTCAATAACTTCATCTAAGTTGTCTGCAGTAATAACATACCATTCAACTCCAGCCATGTTAACAGCTTTTGGCCTAGCTTGAATGGGAATACTCTTTTCAATGTATTCTATATTCGTTATTATTTCAGGCTCAGGGACCGTACAATTACTTAGCAGTAATAGACTCAAGCTCGCTAAACACAGATTGCGTAGCACCATTGACTCGCCTTTCAATTAAACCCGGTTTCTTTAATGTTAATCTAGTCAAATCATGATCAGACAATTTCTGTCTTAAATCATCAGTGCTTGCTTCAGCTTTTTGTAAATTAATAGCTAAGTCACGATTTGCTTGTTCTTGTTCTTGTGCGTTATTTTTTAGATCAGTAATAGTTTTTGCTGATGAAGCAAGAGCAACTTTTTGTGTTGCTATCATTTCTGCTTGGTATTCTATTTTAGCTTGCATTTTATTCCATGTTACATAAGCACCATAAGAGGCGCCTCCAACAAGAGTAAATATTGCTATGGCTATATAAATTCTAATCATGTATTAATATATGCTCTGAACCGTTTTAGGACTACTGGCGGTTTATCTTTTTTTCTTCTTTTGTCTGTGACGTCGACAACGTCAGGTCTCTTACCAAACGGACCCATAGGAACCTTGCCATGAGCAACTGCATTAGTTGGGGCATCTTCTTCAACTTTCTTTTTCTTCATCTTAATAATTCTCCAGCTGTAATGAATATTTTTTTATTGCTTCTAAAGTGAATTGCTTCATATACATCAAGACCGTAAATATCTCCAACTGGAAAACAATCTTCTGGAATCCTAACTTTATCCCTCATCATTACCAAATCTTCGCAATCATTATTTAAAACTTTTTCATTATGTATTCTATACACACCAGGCGATAGTTGCTTATTCTCTAATAAAAACCATTCTGTCTGTTCTGATAGTAGATCAAGTGGATCTATTCCAGATGCAGCTAATATTTTTTTATTAATTGTAACACCATATTTCTCTTTAAGTAAAAAGAGTGCAGCTACATAGCTTCCCAATCTCTTACCAGGAATTAACTTTTTGATATTAAATACAAGTCTATGAAATGCATTATAGGCAGCAAGATCAGCTATTGTTTTTGGCTTACGGATCTTTTTGCCCTTCTCGTCAATGATACCTAACTCAAATGCTGTAGTCTTATCAAATGGTGTTGTCAACAGACGCAAAAACCTTAGCGTATATGTAATGTCTGCTGCTCTTGTTAATATTCCCATCTAAATTTTCCTTAATCTTTCTACAACTTTTTTATCCAAATCAATACCTGTTAATTCTTCATTGGTGATATACCTAAGAAAAATCAAAAAAGGCTTAATTACTGGCCATTGATCCCCTTGTAACTTTAATGCCATCATTTCAACTGAGGCTTCTATACCAAATACATTATGAATAACAATTAAATGATTTAAAATGAGGCGATCAGATAACTCACCTGTTTCCAGATATCTGTTAACTAATCGCTTCACATATTTAAATCTTTTCAAGTCTTCACTAAATTCATCATGATCAACGCCTAAAGGGTTATAATAGTTTTTAGCTGCATACAGATAAAAATTACTTTGATTTAATTCCATTATGTCTACTTCACTTATAAGTTTAAATTACCTCATTTAATCTACTTATAAGTGCTGGCTTGGAACTTCTCCGATCCAATTCAATACCATGCTGACGTCCCAGTGCTTCAAGTTCAAGTTTACTCATAGAAGAAAGGCTCTGAGAAGCAGGTGCTTCAGTTAACATTTCAACTACAGGTTCTGGAGCAGGAGCAGGAGCAGATTTACCCCATGTGTTCATTTGTTCAGCAGTAAAATTTGTAGAAACATAAACTTCACCCGTATCTGGATCAGTCCACCCTTCTGGAGTTGGAATGGCATTTTCACACCATGGTGGGGCTTTTAACATTATTTTTCCTCTGTAATTGGAGCAGGCGTTGGCTCTGGAGCAGGCTTGTTTTGATCTGCTACCATCTTTCTATACGCTTCTGCTATTTTAGCAGTACTAGTGTCGTTAATCATTTTCCATCCTTTATTGACCGTTTGGTTTAGCAGCTTGTTTAATAGGTGCTGTTGACAAAGTCTTTAGATTTTTTTCAATTGCTTTATTTACATCTACAAGTTCATTTGGAGGAGTAACTTTATGAGCATCTACCATTTTTTTCTCAAATGGTTGTAGTTTACTATCCATTGGCTCGGATGTTTTTGAATCAGATGTATGATTAGCTTTTTCCATAATTCTTCTATAGATAGGCCAGTCAGTTGATTCTTTTGTTGTTTTAGCTTTGTTATCGTAATACTCTCTGTGTTTATCATGTGTACGGTCATATGCTGGTAACTTATCATAGTCGTGGCCATCTTTAGAAGCCATTCTTTTTGCTTTTTGCAGATTATGATAACTACTATCTCCAGCTGTTTTACCTATTGATTCCTTAGTAGGCATCATCTTACCCGCAGCTTTAAGTTTATCTGTATTTTTAGCTTTCTGAGCAGCAGTCTTTTTATTCAACGCTTTAATTGCATCAGCTTGTGAAGGCATTGCATCTTTTAAAACTTGTCTGTCTACAGGAACCATTCTAGTCCGCTTCATACCTTTTTCATCAGTATATTCTTCTGGTTTTTTATCAGCCGACTTATTTGAGATATTGGATTCTTTAGTCAGTTTATTAACCGCTTTACCAATACCAGCCGTTCTGTTTGCAGCTTTCTTACGAGCCTTATCAGCGTTATCAAATTGCTTGTACATATCTTTGTCTTTATCAGCATCCATGCCTTTTTTATCAAACATACCTGCACGTTTAGTCTGAGTGTCTTTATCAGAATGAGCGCGATTGATATATTGACCCATCTTTGTTTTGCTGATTTCGTCTAGGCTGCTTTCTTTAGTCAGTTTATCAATAGCTTTGTTGATACCAGTTGTACGATTACGAAACTTATCATCTGCACGGTTTGCTTTTTTGAAATTCTTGTGCTGCACTGCAGTGCTTTTAGCTGCCATTCCACGCTTTTCATATTCGGTGGCAAAGCGACTTTGTGTATCTTTATCAGTCATAGCTTTCTTGGCATAACTACCAAGAGTTTTCTTGCTCAATTCATTGACTGATTCTTCTTTCACATCAACAACGTAAAATTTTCCATCTGAGTGTTTGTCAACATAGCTTTTGCCTGAAGCCTTTTTACTTCCCACTAGGTGATCATTATGGAGCGTGGCGCTGCGGCGATCATCAAACCCTTTGCTAACCTTTTTCATTTTATCCATCTGCGCTTCTTCAACTTCTTCTTTATCTTTTTTCTTATTGATCTTGCCTGCTTGCTTTCTAAGCATAGCAAAATCTTTAGGGTCGATATCACCATCACCATCTTTGTCTAACTCTTTTTGGTTAGGGTGAAGTTTTTTCTCTTTGAGTGACAATAGTATGGCACTCAGACTGTTATTATGTTTCATGGTTTTTTCCTTTTACATCCATACTTGTGCTGCTATGGCGCCAGACGCCGCAACTATTGCAACCCAAAACAGTTTGTTAATAACAGTAACTGTGTGAGCATTTTCGTCAACTTTTTTCTCTATGTTATCTAATTTTTCTGAAAACTTATTCATTCGTTCCCACGAGTTTAGACGATACTCATTATAAGCATCCATTTTTTCTTCAAAACGTGCAATTGTGATTAGTGCTTCAGCCAACTTATCCAACTTCTGTTCTATTCGGTCTAATCTAACCTGGTCATTTTCCTCAGCCATAGTGGTGCCCCATTAAATTTATTTATACTTACACATATTCTTTAATTTTCTTCTCAATTGCAGTTATAATCTTGTTATGAGTTTTACTCAAGTACCGATCACTTCTTAATTTTTTAATTGCTAATGTAGTTTGAGCTGCATACTTCTTTTGAAAGTCTGCTGGTCTCGTATCTATATCTTGCACATTGGCAAGTCTGTCTGCTAACTTAACAACTAGTGCCCAACTGGACATTTTAGCCATTTTATTTGCAATGTATTCACCTTTACCAATTGCATCAGATGCTGCTTTATCGGTAGTTAATTCTTGGACCATATCAGCTACAAGAGCGCCGAACTGTTTAACTAAGTCTTGATATGTCGTATCAGTATCTTCAAGAGTGTCGTGAAGATAAGCAGCTTGAATCATAGCTGATAAGTTATTCGACTTTTTAAATTGTTTTACAAAGCGGGCAACTTCTTTAGGGTGGTTAATATACGCACCGCCGCTTTTTCTAGTTTGTCCTGCATGTGCTTTAGTGGCTGTTCTAAGCGCGGACAGGGCCGACTCGTTAAATGTTTGGAATTTCATCATTGTCTTAACATTTCCATCTTTTTAGTGACATAGCTTTTCTTGTAGGGCGGCCTTTATCATCCTTCATAGGACCTTTCATTCCACCCATTCTAGCACAGAATGATTTTCTTCTACCCGCATCTTTAGATCCTGGTTTAGGATTACCAGTAACTGCAGTTTGTAAGTTTCCACCAGTCTTTCTATTTACAGCATCAACACCTTTTTGTGTCATACCTGCTCCAGACTTAGTGGAACGATAATGCTTATCTTTTTCTCTAATAGATTTAAAGGTTTTCATGTCTAGTCCTGTGCAGCTTTTAAATCTGCATTAGTTGGGGCGCCTTTTGATCCAGGTTTACGCATCTTTTCGCCTGAACCNTTTTTAATACGTGCACGTTTCTTATGAATGTTATCCCATAGTCCACCTTTTTCACCCTCATCCATAAATTTTTTAAACTTTTTCATTTGTTGCTCCGATATATGCTTTAAACGATTTCTGACCAGCTACAGCTTTTTTCATTTTTTCTGTAGCTGCAGGTGTTCCTTCTTCAGGTTGATCTTTTTTCTTTTCTTTTAACAATTCAACTGCATCAAGCCACTTACGTGATCTTTTACCTGAACTGGATTCTACTATAACATAATTTGCACCTAACATAGTAACTTTGCAAATTTCTTCACTATCTTTAACGATCACTTTATCGCCTTCTTTCAGATAATCTCCAGAGACATATGCCTCACGAGTTTCTGAAACAGGGTTAAATTCAACGTGGTTTTTAAATGCTTTTTCTTCTTTGAGACCCATGCCAGTCCGAACAGTATTGAAAAGAGTTTTAGCATCTTTATCAGACATTGTTCTTGGAAGTGCTAGTGAGAATGTTTGAAAGTCATTGGCCTTAGCTGATTCTCTTTGCTTAGTACCAGAATAACCTTCTACATCTTTTGAGTCTGGGTCTCTAATTCCAGCTGATACAACTTTAATACCACCTTCAAAATTATAGAAACCTTCGTGTCTCTTTTTTCCGTTGTATTTATTAAGTCGAAGATCCCATTCTACTACTCTATCACTACCTGCAATCATAACAACTTTTTTATAACCTTTGTTATATAAGTGGTCTAAGGCATGCATTGGAGTTTTAATTTTGGTATCAAGTATAATTTGTCGTGCATGTTTTGGAAACATTTTTCTAACAAATTTTATTTTATCTTTATACTGTAGTGGGTTTTTATTCTTATCATTTGTTTGAGATAGGAATACCATATAAGGAGCATTTCTGGCAGAACTTGATAATTTATCAAGTAACTTACCATGACCTTCGGTTGGTGGGTTCATTCTACCAAAAGTAAAATATACCGCACCTTCCGCTTCAATTAAATAGTCGGAAAAACTATACTTCATAATCTAGCCGCGCTTTCTTTCAATTTCTTTTCTACGGACGTCTTTAACCAATTTCTTGGCTATTCTATTAATACGCCCTTTCATCTTATCTAAGCGTTTCTCAATTGCAGCTTTTCTCGCTGGACTTAAATCACTTTTTGGTACATCTTTAGTGAACTTTTTAGCCATCTGATTACGTGCTTGTCTTTGAGCACGCTTGCCAATAACTGCACTACTAGCCATCTTTTTCGCGGCACGTTTTCTACCAATAGCAACTTTTGCTTTATTTCTTTTCATGCTGATTGACTTATTACGGCGCTGTGAAATAGTTAGTGCTTCATCCACATTCGTATGGTTACTACAATCACAATCGTCTTTTGGATTGTCCATGTCGCAACCGCAATCTTCACACTTTTCTTCTACAATACGGTTCTCACGTATTTCTTCTAATGACTTAGTCATCTTTTACCTTCCTGGTTTATCCCATCCCTTTAATATATCAGCTGAGAAGTTATTGTAGGAAAATTCCATCCTATCAACTATTTTAACAGCACCACCACCAAGTCTATCTATAGCAACGTAACCTTCTGGACCAGTCGTCTTATATCCGTTTTTGGTCTTAACAAAAGTTTTTGTCTTTGATAGCTTATTAAGTATATTTATAAGGTTTAGTTTAGCCAAAACAATGGTTTGCTGTAATTCAAACATCTTAATTAATGATACTTTATTAGACCCAGAAAAGAAACTCAGAATACTATCTAGTTTGGCTTGTTTACCTGCTTTTCCCTTCTCGGTCTTTAACTTAGTTATTTCCTTAGCATACCTTTCAGATATCCAAGTAACAAGCTTGGTAGCATGAGCAGCCGGACTACTAACGATTTCACCCTTCCGAACATAAGTATTATTGAACATTTCAATGAGTTTAGCCAACTCTTGATTAGCTTCAAGAGTTTTAAGGGTAGTTGAATTAATCTGGTTAAAAAGTTTACCAGCTTTTTGTAGATGATCATTTACAGTCTCCGTTTCTGATTTTGACATAGTATAGTTGGTCATATCAGTTAACATAGCATCTTGTGACCACACGTTTTTGGACTTTTTAAATTTAGATACATTCACGCCGTACGATGCTCTCATCTCTTGAAAACTTGCGCCATTATATGTTGTATGCCAGACAATACCCAGTTTAGCAGATTGTACTTCTTTTGCTTCTTGAGAGTTGGCTGGGATTGCGTATAGAATTGTATTAGGGTGGAAAGTGACATAGTCATCTCCTTTGATTTTTTCTTTCTTTAAGTCTGATTGTTCAAATAAATAGTCGCCTTGAATAACACCTGTGATACCTAACTCTGGTAGATACTTTAGAGCAAGCACCAGCTTTTGAGCAAGATCACCTGTAGTATCAGAATTGACATCAGATGCCGACTTGTAGACTTTAGGATTTTTATTGAATATTGATTTTTTAGCAACAAAAAACTTACCGTCAGACGGATCAATGCCAGCAAAAATAGCAGGAGCACCATCCCATTTAACACTAACTGTTCCATCATGTTCTCCTTTTAGCATATCTCGCAACTCTCGAAGTGCAAGTATAGCCTGTCTTGTTCCTTTCACACCACCATAAAGGACTTTATCCTCTATATGAGTCATGTGCATGTTTTTTTGTTCTTTGAGTTGACTAAAGGTTAACATTAATTATTTCTCCTATTTATCATATAACTTTATAATATCATATAATGAATAGCTTGTAAACAGTTAATTTACCACCAAGGTGGGTTTTGTACCGTTCCGATTAAATAAACTCCACCAAATACCGCAAATATTATACCAAATGATAATGCAAGCATAATTGCACCATTTAAAACTGCATGCTTAAACTCTTCGGCGGCGTATATGGTATCTTCACGTTCTTTCTTAATTGCTCGTCTTAACTCCATCATTTCGTCCCATGTATTAGGACCAAATCTCATATTCAACATAAACATAATTTCTTTTTCTTGTTCTTTCATCTTTTTCTTATGTGATATTATAGCAAAGGCTTCTTCCTCAATGGAACCAGAACCCATTAACTTAGCGTGTAATGGTGGTCTTTTTCTTTGTTCTTCTGCTCTATTAATATCATTAAGTGCACCAAACCATTTTCCTAATTGGTCTGTACAATTTTCAAGTTCTTGCCCTGCTTGGACTATTTTAGTAAGTCCTTTATATGCGGCCGATGCAGCAGCTATTGCTGTGAGTGGGTCGATCATTGTTATTCTCCATTATTTTACATTAATAACAAATATCGCTAACGACCCATTCCGAATATACTCTGTAGATTATCCGCTTGCGCCCTTATGTTGTAAATATCAACTGTCTTGCCATCTGATCTAATCGGTCCGATATTTAAAGGAGACCGATTATATGCAGGTATAGTAAACACAAATTCTAACGTGAACTGATATCCACCTGCCTCTGTTTTCTTCTGTACTCTTGCCCTCCAAGATGTTTGAGCAACACTAGAAAATGGTATAATAGGTTCATAAGATCCTTTGGCGCTCCTTGCTCGATTTATGTTTAGAGGGTTTTTTGTTCCAAGTAAATAGAAACCCCTTGTACCAATATTTATATAGTAAGTGTCTTTTAAATTGTAATATCTTTCAATGTATCGTGCATCCATAGAACCTGTAATGCTTTTATACATTTTCATATCTTGCTCGTATCTTTCCATCGGAGGAACGGATCTTTTGTCCTTACGTGCCATATAAGCAAATGGTGTCTTATTGGTTCTCCAACCGCCGTCCTCTGGTTTTGCATTTAATTTTTGTGCAATTTTCTCTCTTGCAGCCACTGATTGAATGAATTTCTTTTCTTTACTCAATTCACCTTCTTTACCTACAGCCCATCTGCTACCCTGTCTTGCATCTGGATTATATTCTATTTTAAGAGACCCAGCAGCCGCAGCAGAAATCTTTAATTCAACTCCACTTTTTGCTACTCTTGGTGGGTTAGTTTTCATCATCTTTTGTATTTTCAAGTCTGGTTGATTAGATGATGCACCAGCTGGACTAAACCCATCAGGGATAATATTAAAGACTGGTTTCTTCAAAGCATCAAAGACATTTCTTTCATAGATAAAACCTTTTTGTGCTTGTCGTGTACCTTCTTGGGTCTCTGTTAGTTCGGCCATTTAATTCTCCCTATCTATAATATTTATACAAAAAAAGGAGCCCCGAAGGACTCCTTTATAGGGAGGATTTATTTAGTCCAGATGCAAGTATCTTCCNGGTGCAGTTTTNTTCTTCCAGGCAAACAATACTTTGTAGTACCAATCTTCATTTTTATTCCGAAGAATTTGAAGTGGNGAACTATCTAGTCCATCTTGGTTTCTTGCTTCTACATACTCTTCAACTGTGAAGTTTTTGATAAGCTGTGCAAGGAACTTGGCTTTAGTAAATGGTCCGCTGTGCTTAAACCGAGCAATGAAAAGTGGCTTCTGCTTACCGACTCTTGATGGGTGAACTTTGGTACCGCCTTTAGTGATTGCAGGCCAAACTTCTGCATTATCATAAGTGCCTGTGTAATGTAAGTATCCACCGTAATATTCAAAATCTGATTTGTTAAACTTAGTCATTTGGAGGCTCTCTTTCTAGTTTGTTTCGTTATACTTTTATAACTCAACCCTCAAAGCTTGTAAACCCCTAAAATGAATTATTATTGCTAAAACTTCATTAAAAATTGACCTATTCTTCCAACAAATGGTAGTAAAGCAAGAGCCATAAGTAAGTTCATTCCAGTATGAGCCATAGCAATTCTTAATGTATCTCCCTTTGGCATTCCATCAGATACAAAGAAACCAGCTAACCATATGGTTCCAGTAGTTCCGAGATTTGCACCTAGCACACATGCAATTGCAGCTGGAAGCGGGAGTGCTCCTGAAGCAACTAAAGCAATAATAGCCGTTGTAGACAAAGAAGAGGATTGCCATAACAAAGTCATAATAATACCACCGAAGAACATATATATTGGACTACCTAAGAACCAATTTAGATGTTCCATATTACCCATGGACTTCATACCACCCGAGAATGTTTTAAGTCCAATATAAAAAATAACCAGTCCAACTAGTGTCGTGATTATCGGGTTTCCTAGATCCATTTTCTTTACCTTTTTCCATAATTGCTTTTCTCTATTCATCCTTATACTTCCCATACCCTTACATGAAATGCAGCACCTAAGTCTGTTATCTCATGTTGTGGATATCCTTCTGATACTAACCACCTTGTTAACTTAAAATCTTTACCTTCTTTTGGAATTAGAGGAAGCATTTTAGGGAACCCGTATCTCCATCCGTTAGGCGGGTCAACCATAGTTCTTTTTGGCTCTATTAAACTTGATGCCTGAGTATTAGAATTAACCCGTACTCTATCCATCTAGTTGTGCTCTCCGTTATTTTGTCTACCGTTATAACCATCTACACGTTTTCTTCTTGTAAATAATTGTGGATTAGATTTTGCTGTTTCAAATGTTGCTACAGTAATTGCTATTGCTCCTATTAATACAATGTGAGCCATCATACTAATTACACCAGCCCATAGATTACTTACAATAAATCCAAATGCAATGCACCACATCCAAGCTAAAACTTGCATAATCATATGTCGTGTCTGAACATCTGGAATATTACTCAAGGGATTCTTTTCATAATCCATTACTGCATTCCAACATTCATATATCCATTTACTCATAGCTTTCTCCAGATTTTCTAAAAAAGTTTTCACTCCAATATGCTTTGTCATCAATCCAAACATCGTAATGTTCTTTTTCTCCGACACTCAACTCATGGTATTTAGCACCCCAACTATCCAGTTGTTTCTTGGTTAGATCATAATAATCAACTTTACTAACTGCGCCTCGGGCTGTCATATATTTAATAGTATGCCCTGCATCATATAGTTTGTTTACCTTTGCAATGCGATCCATTGCAGGCTCATGTAGAGCATAATTCTTTGTGCCGTTATTATTAAATACTTCATTACAAATAGTACCGTCAATATCAATTACATATTTCATTAAACTGAACAAGCCTCACTGATTCTTTTAATATTCCAAGCAAGAGATGAATTAAAATCTACATCACGTTGACTAGCATATAGATTTTCGGAAAGTGCTCGACTAAAACTTGCTCCCATAGCACTTTGTTCTGATAGTCTTTTACAAGCAACTTCTGTACTATAACCACCGCTAAGTGCAACAACTTTTACAACTTTAGGGTGATTAGAGTAATCACTATAAAGACCATTGATTTCAGGTAAAGTTAATTTTAGAATACATTGACCTTTAAATCTAGCAAGATGTGCTTTCAATGAAGCGTCTAGCATGGTCTCAAGTTCTGATTTATTCATATGATCTATAGGAACTTCTGGTTCAATAATAGGAATAAGTCCGTTTTCAAAAATCTGTTGACCTAGTTCAAATTGTTCTTTTACAATTGGTTCTAGTACGTCTTTGGAATAAACAATGCTTCGCATCTTTGTACCGACACAACGATGTTCTTTTGCAATATTAATCATTTCGCCAAGATTAAATGGTTTGAGCATACCACTAAAGATAACTCCACTATCAACTTTTAGGAATGATACAATCTCTTTTTCCAAAAGAGTAGCAGACACTCCACGTAGGACTGTGTCTTTATAAAGAATTGTTCCCCAAATATTATCTCCGTTAAAACTTGGAGCATTAATCATTCGTGTTCGCATATCATGGATCAAATCCATTTTAGTTTCTTCGGTATATGTTTGTTCATACCGATCAAGTACTCCGCCTGTTGATCCACCACTATGGTCCATTGCAGCAATAAATTTCATTTAATAATCCAATCCATGTTCATCCAGTCTGTATCTTCTGGCATCATCTCAACTTTGTCGCCGTGAATTTGCTGAAGCTGATCCCAAATATTAGCATTGTTCATTCTTAGTGTGTACGACTCTTTACAACAACGATATCGAGACCCACTAGAACCATAGAAGTAGTAGAATGCTTCGTCCTCTTCTACCTTTGTAATGCCACTGTTCATACGCCAACTGTCGCCATCTAAGTAACCACCAGATGTTCCAACAAGAAGGCGATAGTGAGGGTCATCGCCTTTCATCTTGATAATGACCCAGTTGTCACAGTTATAATCACTCATTACATATTACCTTTAAGGTTGGGGGGAGCCGAGGCTCCCCTGTTTTATTAAGCGGCAGTTGCCATCTTTACAGCAACCTCTGCAGCTTTTAATTTACGTGCTTGATTTCCACCAAACC